GTATTAAATATACCACTACCAAATATAGTATTATGAAACCAACTAATGAAAACTCAGTGCAAGGATTCAATGAATTAGAAGTCCTAATGAAGGAAAAGCAAAGGCTTGAAAAAATATTGGATGCTATTGCAAAGAAGCTGAGGAAGTTGGTTGCTGAACGATGATAGTTAAGCCTTGGTTGACTTGCCGTTCCTTCCGTTTCTAGCTCTGTTGATTCTGCTTAGTTCTAATTTAAGCTTACCTTTCTTGGTATGGCTCATGTCCTTGCCATCACCATTGCCGTAGGTTCCTGCATCCCTATTGGCCTTATTCAACTTTGCCCTATACTTCTTCCTCTCCTCTGTCTGGTGATATTCTTTATCATACTTCCTCTTCCTCTCAATGGAAGAAGGACTCCAGCCTTTATAACTTGGATGACTGCCTGCGTTACGATTCTTTGGCATGCTTCTTGTCTTTTATTCGTTTCTCAACCCATCCGTATATCTGCATGGACAACCAAACCAATGAGAACAGCTTGATAACTACGCTCAATACTGGGTCCATGTTTATAATTTCAAATATAGATAGCCAAGTGATTATAGTGGATGGTATTCCAACCGTATCAAGTCCATGATTTGTCATGCCAACAAGGAATAAAAGAGTTTAAATTTAGATATCCTATCCTCTAGACCATGTGTTCCTCCATTCACCTTCTTGGTGATACTGGTTACAACTTGATTGGTAGCCCCACCATCGGCCAAAGCGTTTAGCTTTCTGCTGTCCCAAAACCATGCAGCGGAAAGTAGTGGGTATTTAGTAGCAATTAGTTCTGGCTGTGCTAGGATATCCTCATCTACAACCTTATCGAATGCGGAATAGTTTTGTTTACCTGTCAGCTGAATATAACCACGTCCCTTAAACTTAGCACCTTCTCCACTAGCCTCATCACCATTACCCATACGGCTAGCGTATACCCTGTTGGCAATCTTCTCAGGCTTTCTTTCGTATTGTTTTGCAACTGCCTCTGTAGGGAAATACTTCTTGAACACTCCCATCAAACCCTTGGCTGAATAGTTAAGGTTTTCCGTCATAAACTTGAAGTTGCCAGATTCGTGTGCACATTGAGCCAAGAAGTGAGCCAACCTTACGGGTGTATCAATCTTAAACTTCTCCATCACTTGCGGAATCTGGTCAATGACACCTTTCGGTATCTTAGTATCAAGCTTACTTAGGTTCATTATCACTCTTTTTAAAGATTTTCTCAGCAGATGTCAACCCTAAGCAGCCAAAAGCAAGTGAGCCTACAGTGTATACAAGGGCCTCAGAAGGGGCAAAATGGGACTCAGAGAAGCTGTTGTGGTACATTGTAGCACAGAGGAATAGAACGCAAATAAAGCCACATAAACGCTTCATAGACAACCTTCCATTATCTTCCGTAAAAAACTGCTTCATAGGGACTATTTATACGGCAAAAATATAAATAAATTCGCTATAAATCATTGAGGGCTAGACAGGGCCGTATTGCCGCTTACAACGTACTTTAGATTGAGTGTGAATGGCCCAGATGTAACATTCACAGGGAAGCTTGTTTGTGGATTGGTTGAGTTCCAGTTGTTTACGGTCAATCCGTTTATTGTCTCGCTCTTAAACCAATCAACCCTAGGTCCGTAGTAGGAACTAACTGTAGTAGCTATCTCATCTGGCTGAATAAAGAATGAGGATTGACTAGGCCTCCTCCATGCAAAAGATAGCCCATCTCCACCTCCATATTCCTGCATCCTAACCACAATACTATAGGACGTACCTGCCACCATGTACTTTGTTCCTATCCTAAATCCACCAAACCCATGACCTCCGTAAAAGGACGTAACCACTTGGTTGTCTATTAAGCAATCCACCCCATCATCCCCGTCTATCCCGAAAGTATAAGTACCTGTCTCTTTAGGCACAAACGTACCCGATATTCTTATCCCCCAAAAATCGTAATTATTAGGTACGGGGATGCCGTTGCTTACCAATGTTCCCCCACTAGTATAATAAAACAAAACAGACGGACTCGCAGTACCCGTAGAGTGGACAACCGTGTTCGAGTTAGCTGTATTGAACATAGCATTGAAGTCGGATGCACTATTGGCGAATTGGCTATACTGAGTAAGAGAGCCGTTCCTGTTGTGCGTAGAGTAAACCGTATATGATAAATTACCCTGTGTAACTCTAGTATAAGTCGTTAGGTATCTCTTTGTCAATATGGAGTAGGCCTGACCCATATCTAGCTTCTTTATCCCCTTCACATCTGCTGTCCAAAACTTCTGTGCCGTATTCAAGAACAGACCCTTCTGCCCGTTTGGGGCATCCACATACATAGCCTCATCTGCTACAGCTTTCCAGTCATTTGTTGTGACAAGCGAAGAGGGGACAGAATCAAAGAACGGCTCAAAAGTATAAGTGGTATTTAAAGTACCATAATTGTATGATAATGTGCCATTTATGACACTTTGAGTGGATACCAAGTTACCATTTTGGTAAATCCTAACCTTAGGATTTGGTAAAACGGCAGGAGTTTCTCTCGCTATATTGATTGTTATCACATTTTGAGAAAATGAAAACAGCGGTATTATAGCCAATAAAAACCTCATAAATTAACTTTGCTTCCGATTAAAAAGAAGTTTAATACGGGGAAGTCGCTTTTTGTGCTGGCATTTATTTTATAGTTGAAGTTCACTTTAAACTTTTTACTCAACTGAAAGTCAAAGCCAGAACCCCCAAAAAAGCCAACAGAACGGTCTACCAAAGTTACATTTTCTTTAGTAGAGTACATGATAGGATTTGACATTACATACAGTTCTGGGGATATTGTTAGCCGTCTAGTTATCTGAAAAGTTCTGGTATAGAAAGCTGTTACAGAAGGAGCTATAAAGGTGCTTTTGTCTAATATAATCTTGGACAGGGCAGCATTGACGGCAAACCCCGTAACCCCATACTTACCCAACACAATAATCTTTGAGTATCCCACAAAAGCCAGAATGTTCCCATAGCTATAAACACTCGTAAAACTATAGGTGTTTACCACACTAACCTTACCCGATTTGATATTGGTATACCTACCAGAAAGAGCAAACTGTTTGAAGTTCATCCAAACCATCCCAGTAAGACCCCAACTCTGCTGACCCGTCAATGAAGACTGCGACAGCCCAACATTCAAGATGGGTGTAAACGTCTTGTCTAGGTTTTGAGCCGTAGTAAAGTCTGATGCCACAATCATGGGATTAGAACTACTAGCCTTACCCGCCTTGCCACCCTTGCTCTTATTCCCTCCACCAGAATCCCCCTTGCTGTCATCGCCACCAGAATCATCCCCACTAGACACTACCTCATCGCCAGAGGCATCACTAGATTCCGTACTAGATTCAGCCTTGGTTTCTGTCTTTGCAGAGCTTGAACTAGTTGATGAGCTAGCCGGGGATGGTGCACTACTTGATGATACAGCTGAACTGGCAGCAGAAGCTACAGAACTGGTAACACTAGAGGTAGCCGATGATGTAGCAGAACTAACCACACTACTAACAACATTGGACGTAACTTGGTTTTGTGTTACTTGGCTAGACTGTACGGAACATGGAGAGGCCTTCCTATAATCCGCATAGACGGATGAAATCCAATTACCAAAGACTCCGCTGTTTACATCTTGAGCCGTAAAAGATGCTGTCTTATTAAGGAACAGAACAGTTGTAGTACCCGTCAATGGTATGGTAAATACGGTAACTGTTTTTGTACAGGGGTCAGTAAAAGAATAAACCAGAGACTGAGCGTTCAGACTCTGGCGTATTGATAATATGAGTGATATAGTTATTAATAATCTATACAATTACCTTGGGAATATCTGCTTTTTTATCATTCGCAGAACTACTCTGCTAGCAGCTGTTTCCAAGGCTTTTTTGGTTGTAATACCGATTGTTGATTGATTGAACTTTATCTCTGACAGGTTATCGTCATTCATTAGTGTTGCTTCTCTGACGGTCTTTGCTTCACCTAGACCAGAAGCCGTAAAGTATTCTCCTGTTTCCGCATCTACGAATTTAGCTTGAAGACCAAGCCTAGTAACCATGGTTTCTTTTACACCCTTAGCTACCTTAATCTCCTCATCTACGGATACGCTGAAGTCATACACCTCAATGTAGACAAAATACTTAGCTAGTTTTATTTTACCCTTACCATCCAACTTATTCTCCGTAAACCCAGAGGCAGAAGCTTGAAACTGCTTCACCATCCTGTTCTTGATTTCAGTCTTATCCTCCGTAAAGGTGAATCTGTTGGTCTCCTCTAGGTACTCCACAATGATATTGGTAACACCAAGACCAACCCTCTTATCCTTGAGTTCTGGATACATGGAATACACCTCATCATTGATTCCAATGCTCAACAGCTGAATGGGAACTTTAGGCCCTTCATAGTCCATCAAGGAGTCAATGTTTACTTTCTTCTCAAAAGATGCTTGATACGCTTCTGTCTTTGTTGAGCCTATAGTCTGTGCTCCAGCTGCAAGGTTTAGCAGCACAATGAGCAAAAAGAATAGGAAAACAACAAAGATTGTTTTTATGGTTTCCTTTTTCATTACAGGTCTTTTATTTTACCACATTTAAGACATTCTTCATCACCATCCCCATCGGCATCACCCCATACATGTTCGCACTGCCTGTGAGCAAAGTATTCGTCAATCTTGCCGTCACCATCAAAGTCCAACCCGTCCATAACACCATCACCATCCTCATCTATCTCTGTACCTTTTTTAGGTTCTGCGGCCTTTTTCTCCGTAGCTTTTGCGGCGAATGCGGCGAAGGTTGGGTCTACCAAACTACCACCTGACGGCTTGCTAGACTCCTTCATATCATTGGTGTGAGACAGGCTAACCCCGTCCTCCTCATCCATCTTCTGGACTAGCATCTTATCCTTATCGGTGTCACTAAACCAATAGTCTATAATCTTACCATAGCTTCCGATGAATGCACCAAGCATCAGAAGCAACAGCTCCTTCCACTCTCCTTCAATAGCACTACCGATTTTAATAGCTGCAAATATGCCAGCTACAATCAAAATAAAAGTACCAAGGACAAGGGCTGTAATCAACCATCTCCTTTTCATCATGCTGTTAAGCAGTTCTTTAAATCCCGTGTTCATATTGTTTACCATTTTGGTTCTTCTGTTGCCCAGTCATCCTTTTTCTTGACTTCTGGTTTTTTCTCTTGTGCAGGTTTCTCTACAACTCTCTCAATCACCTTCGTATTACCTCCACTAGCAGCTTGTTGTTGCTGTTGGGTATTGTTGATGATGATGCTAGGTTGAGCTGGCTGTACGGCTTGTGCTTCTTCACCTCCAAACAGAGTTGTTCCAACCCAAGCTCCTGCTCCTGTAACTACGGTAGCTATTGTACCTACGATGGTCTTCTTTAGGCTAGACCAAGTGCCTTCTTGTTCTTCTGACATATACTATCCTTTTATTATTTGTTTGACATATTTTTTCCTTTCATCCGATAGCACGAGATGGTACATCCCCGATGCTAAATTTGACATTGATACCTTCTTCACAAATGTAGCCTCCGTCTCATCAGCAATAAAACCACCTAAATTCATCACAGGCCTACCCATAATATCACTTATGTAAGCATTTGCATTTGTCTTGGAAGGTAGACTAACAACCAACTCAAAATAGCCCGTACTAGGGTTTGGGTATATCCTAATAGTAGGCTCTCTGTTTACAATCGGTAAACTCCTGTTCGCTGAACTAGTCAACTCAATGTTTTGCGTTTTAACAACTATGTTGAACTTATCTCCGTCAACATTAGACGCATCCATCAATTTCCTTATCTGCACAAAAGAGGATACATCCTTAGTTGGGTCTTTGGCAGAAAACTTCAGCTTGAATGGTATTGCGTTGCCATCTATATATCCTATCGTCTCATTATTAATACCTCCAAACCTAACAACACCATTGACGGCATCATTTGTTACATATTGAAGCCAAGGTCCGTTCACATTCGTTACAATCTCCTCAAACTTAATCTCGCTTGGGTTGTACTTCATCTCAAACTGTATTCCTGCAGCCTTAGCTGTGGTGGATACATTGAATGGCACAAACATAGGCTGTCCTACAGGTACGGATGTATTTGGAATATCAACCGTAAAGTTGTTTTTGTATGTCACACCAACAATCTGACCTTGAGCATTGGCAACGGATGAGCTGTGGCTTCTGTCTACGTCACCAAGGATGTAGTACTTAATGTCAACAACCAAAGAGCTAGTTGCTACGCTGTCGTAGATAAACAGACCTGTATCGCTGTAGTTATACCAACTGTTCCACCTATCAGCAAGAACGAGAGAGTCAAAATCAGCCTTCTTCATCACATTAATCATCTTAGCCGTATCTATAGGTTTCAGCCCAGAGATTGAGGCATATATGCCATATGGGTCAGCTCCATCAAACTTCTTAGACAGGTTGACATCTGCTATTAGATATGACATAGGATTGTTCAAGAAAGTCCTAGGATACTTCTGATTTAGGATACTTCTGATTGATATCCCCTGCTGTAAACTCATCAAAAGCCTTCTTGGCATCCGAAATAGTAACAGCTCTTTCCCTCATAGCAACCAAACTGTCGCTGCTGAACTGTACTTTAATCTTATACTTTGTGTTCTCCTCAATATTATCCAATGTGTATAGACCCTGCTCGTTAGGGACTGTCCTAGATGCCTCCTTACCGCTAACAGCTTCGTAAGCGATGATAGTTGGCATTCCCGTGTTTTTGCCCACAAAAAACTTACCAGATATGGTTAGGTTTCCTTTCAAGAATACAGACATCTTCTGTGAGTACAGAGATACCACATTGTCTCCGATAGTATTACCTTGAGAGTTAAATAGCCTAGCCCAGTTTACACTAACAGAGTCAGAAGCGAACTCTGACGGAACTTGGTTAATGAGGTACTTATTGTGAATAATGTAACCACTATCTTGAAGCCTAGCTCCTGCAGGTAGAATCAGATAGTTCCTACCAACAGCCCAAGTGGTATCCTCAGAGTAGGTATATGAGCCGTTAGAGTAGCTGTTGTATTTATAGTTATCAAACTGTTTGTAGGCTATCTCTGGGCTTCTCTGACTAGTAACGTATGGCGTATCTATATACGTAGATATGTGCTTTAAAAGCCTCTTTTTAAACTGGAAATCAATCTGAAATGTACGGATATCTGCCGTATCTGGTTTATAAAACCACTTGACATCAAGCGTATCTCCCCTCTTTACACTAGAGATTCTAGATACATGACCTATTCTCTGAGAGAAAACATTGAGAGACAATAAGATAAAGCACAGCGTAAGGATTCTTTTCATATCAATTTATCAATAAGGGATTGACAAGCTTTCTTCAGCACGTTGCTCACGGACTGTTGATTTGGCTTCCCGTCTTCCGATATGATAAGATTGGCTATGACAACTTCAGTAGATGCTTCTTCTACTTTTTTCGAGTTGACTAATTTTCCGTCTTTGTACAGGCTACCCTTCAACCCTATTACGGTTGTGTTGTTCTGCTTCTTGAACACGGATACACCTGCATTGGTTTGTACTATATCAAAAAAATATATCTCTACCGTCAGTCTATATGTTGACGATTCCTTATCATTTGTCAGTGTATAGCCTGACTCCTGTAAAATCTCACCCAACATATTCTTCATCCCAAACCCCAAGTTCTTATTAGCTGTTATAGGGCCAGTCTGAATGTTATTCTTTATGCTGTCAATGAAGACAGTCTGTGCACTCGAACACAAAGATATGAGAAGTAATATGCTTATTACTATATACCTCATAGTTTAAATGCAAAGTTTACGGAATATATGGGCTTATCCTGTGTCATCATCATCCCCACACCATATATCTTGTTCTTCTTGGTCTTCAACATAATCTGTGGCCCTACCCCAAACAGAGAGTACCCCTGCGTAACATCACCCCTAACACCAAGATATATCTGGTTTTTAGGCAACTCCTTCACTATTTTGGTATCCGTTATGGTAGGTATCAACAAATCGGCAGCAAAAGCCCTATTTATAATCTTGTTGGTAGAGATAGTATCATGTATAAATATCTTACCATATTCTAATTTGATAGTATCATTGTATACCTTTTTGGCATAATACTCCTCCACATACTTACGGAGTTCTGTGCTGTCCATAACAGGTACTTCCACATATATAGTGGTGTCTTCCACAATGGTATCCTTAGTTCCCTTAATCTTTACAGGAACGTATTGGGTGTCTATCGTATGTTTTAAGACCTCATATTTCTTTCCGTCAACCTTCACAATCTCCCCCTGTCCCTTTGGTTTGCCACACTCAGACTTGAGGATGAAGATTAGCAAAAAAGCTATAATCAGTCCGTATACTATATGCTTCATGTCACAAATTTAGCCAATATATGTGACAAAAAAGGGCCACCAAGAATGGCAGCCCGTATACAACTATGAGTACACTTTTTACACTACTTCAAGCTCATCTGCTTCTGGCTTAGGGAAACTGAGACCTTCTACCCATCCCTCAAGGAATCCGTAGTTCTCAATACCCTCTGTAGAAAAGGTAAACTGGTAAATCTCAATCTCCTGCTTCCACAGCTCTGCAATCTTCTTGTTTAGCTGTTTGATGCCTTCCTTTGAGTACTTATACCCACCATTTTCGTCCAGAAGAAGACTTCCGTCCTTGTCCGTATTGGCACAGTCAAGCCTAATGTCTTCCAACTTGTCGTTGTACACATCAAGGTGTTCTTTGACTTTAGTACCAATCTTTTGGAGTTTCTTCACTCCCTTGTTGTTGGATTGATTTTCCTGCTCATTTGAGCCTACGATGTTGATTGCCTTAACGAGCATCAATAGGTCTCCATACGTTTTTGTAACTTTTGCCATGGCTTTTTATGGTTTGTTGTACAAATTTAATGCCAAAGTATCTGATATTCAAATATTTTTATGAATATCTTCCCACCTTTGAAAAAACCTCATACAGCCCCCTCTCCTCCGCTATTTTCCTCCTGTTATCCTTGGAAGCATGAAACCACTCATGGCAGCCCCTACATACCCATATAAGGTTTATAGGGTCGTTTAGCATCTCATGGTGCGGTACTTCAGACCTGTAGAATATATGGTGTAGGTCTAGAGAATAGGTAGGTATTCCACAATGCTGACAATGAGGGTCGTGCATGAGCTGTTCAGCCATCTCTACCTTTACGGCATGAAAGGTCCTGTTACTCTT